CGGCTGTAGGCGACACAGTATATAGCAATTCAGCAGGTACAACAACGTATCCCGCAGGAACCTACGGTCAAACTTTCTATTCAGGAGGATATGTAGGATCTAGAATTGTAGTGAACTCTTCAGGGGTTGTAACTGCTTATTACTTGTGTTAATTTTAAATAAAATAATATGAAAATAATAGATACAGACTTAAAAGATTATTCAGGTAGTGAATTTAATGTTTATAAAGACTCAGAAGGTATTACATTTATAAAGTTTTCTAATGGACAATGGATAGATAACAGAGACATGTATGCTTCTGTGTTTTTAGGTAAATGTGATTCTTGTACCGGGTTTTTTAAAGATTCTTTTAAAGATTTTACCTATGATTCAGTATTAGTAGCAGGTTTAGGTTTTGGATTAATACCTCACGAATTATCTGAGGTTAATAAATGTAGTAAGATAGATGTTGTAGAAATTAGTCAAGAAGTTATTGACTATAACATTTATTCAGGTCATTTAAACCCTATTATAAATATTATAAAAGGTGATATATTTACATATACTACAACAGAAAAATATGATTTAATTATTATAGATACAATCTGGGAAAAAGAAGAAATGACAGAAGAGCAATATCAACTACTTGTTTCTAAGTTCTACAATACAAATTTAAACGAAGGAGGGGCGTTATATGTACCCGTGCTTCAAAAATGGTTAATAAAATAAATAAATAAATAAAACAGAAATTATGATTACTTACGATTGGAAAATTACGGCTTTGAAAAAAGCACCAACGCTAGACGGTTTGTCAGATGTGATTACAGGTATTAACTTCAGTTACACTGGAACAAACGAAGATGGCGTAACGGATTCTTTTGCAGGAGCGTGCCCAATTGGAGCACCAACCTCAGGCTCTTTTACGGCTATCACTGATTTAACAGAGGCAGAAGTTATTGAGTGGGCAAAAGCGCACCACCCAGTAGAACATATGCAAGAGGTTATCACTAGAAACATAAATAACAAAGTAACCCCTAAATCAGAGGATGTAACAGAGTTAGATTGGTTAGCTTCAACAGATGCTACTCCAGAAGCTCCAGCAGATGTTGCTCTAGGAACAGTTTAATAAATAAAACATAACATATGATTACTTACGATTGGAATTGCAAGACAGTAGACGCTTATCCTCAGGATGGTGAATACGCTGATTTAGTATATAACGTACACTGGATAGTAACAGGTGTATCAGACGAGTTAAAGTCTGATGGCACAGCTTACTCAGTTACTAACATTGGAACACAGAGTTTAAATACTAGCGATGTTACAGTGTTTATACCGTTTGAGGATTTGACAAACGAAATTGTTGTTGAGTGGACTAAAGCAGCTATGGGTGAAGAGCAGGTTGCTTCTATTGAAGCTAGTATTGAATCTCAGATTAATTCTTTGATCACGCCAACCACAGTTACCTTAACTATAGGGGAGCCAGTACCTCCAACAGTGTAAAAAAGGTAATTTAAGAATAAAACATGTAATAATACAAACCATACCGATTCCTGGAACGGATAAACCTAAATTAACACAAACCAAAACCAAAATGACATTATTTTACCAGACTAATTCGTGGTCTAGTCAACCGCAACCATCCAAAGAACAAGTGGGTCTTTGGAAACACATTGCTAATAAGAAAAATTGGCGCATTGTACAATTAATAAACGGATTCTACCAAACGGAATATCAAGATATCAATGATAAAGATCATTGGATTGATACCACTAGGAGAGAATCAATAGAGGAAGCGGAAACAGCTATAGACAATACTGTTGCACACTACTCTAAAAAAGTGGAGTTTATTGATGGACCAAAAGTTGTAAAGACTTTTAAGTAATTATTCAAATCAAATTTAATTTAATATGTCAGATAAGATTGTAAAAAATCTTAGTTTCGGAGACGAAGCTAAGGTAAAGATATTCGAAGGAATAGAAAAACTCACAAAAGCTGTTAGCTCTACTTTAGGAGCTAGCGGCCAATGTGTAATACTCGAAGATTCAAATGGCAGACCGGTAATTACCAAAGACGGTGTTACGGTCGCTGATTCAATTACATTATTAGACCCAGTAGAAAATATGGGTGCAACGCTTCTAAAGGAAGCTGCTAGAAAAACTGTTAAAGAAGCTGGCGACGGAACAACCACAGCTACAGTACTAGCGCACTCAATTTTAAACGAAGCATATAAAGCTTCTAAAACAGATAGCATAAGAGTTATCAAAAATGGTATAGATTCTGCCGTTGAAAAAGTAATAGCCTATTTAGAAAGTAAAACTATAAAAGTAGAAGGTACTATGTTAAATGATGTTGCAACTATTAGTTGTAATAACGATAAAGAACTTGGGACTATTATAGGTGCTGCTTTTAAAGATGCGGGTGTAAACGGAGTAGTAATGATGGAACCTACGGATTCAGAAGAAACTACATACGAGTTAGTAGATGGCGTCCAGTACGACAAAGGGCTATCTAATTCGCATTTTATTACCAGTGTTGAGAAAAGAGTTGCGGAGCTAGAAAAGCCTCTTGTATTGCTCTTAGAATCACCTGTTGAGTCTGTAAGAAAGATTCAATCAGTATTAGAGTATGTTATACAGAATAAAAAACCTTTATTAATCATTGGAGATTTAGACCCATCAGTGGTATCTACTCTAGCGATGAACAAGGTGAAAGGTAATATTAAAGTAAATGTTATTGACGCACCTACTTACGGGATCAGTAAAAAAGATATGTTATCTGACTTAGCTGTATTAACTGGAGCTACTGTTATAAACGAAGACCTAGGAGATGACCTAGATATTATTAGGCCAGAATTATTAGGTACTTGTTACAGAAGTGTTACTAGCGACTATGAAACTATCATTCAAGTTGACAATGATACTGAAGAAGTAAAGAAGTTAATTAAAGAAGTAAAATCTCAAATCAAAGAAGCGAAAGCTCCTGGAGAGATTATAAGATTAGAAAAAAGGTTAGCTAGATTATCCGGCAAAGTAGCTGTAGTAAAAGTTGGTAGTGGTTCTGATATAGAACTGAAAGAAAAATCAGATAGAGTGGAAGACGCTATTTGCGCTACTAAAGCGGCTGTTAAAGAAGGTATTGTATCTGGAGGTGGAATAGCTTTGTTAGATGCATCTTTTAAAATTAAAGCAACTAATAAAGGTGAGGAGATATTGTTACAAGCAATTCAAGCTCCTTGGAGAGTAATCCTTAAGAACGCTGGTATAAAAGAAAAGCTTTCTGGTAAAGAAGGTTTTGGTATCAATGCTTTAACTGGTGAAATGGTTAATATGATAAAGAGTGGGATTATTGATCCACTGTTAGTTACTAAAAGCGCATTAAAGAATGCCGCGTCTGTAGCTACTACTATATTATCAACCGATTGTGTAATTAATAACTTAAGAGTTGGAAATGAAAGCAATAGGTAACAACATCATAATCGAAAAGAAAAAGGAAGGTCCTGTAGCTAAGACAGACGGAGGATTATTACTTACCAACGCTCAGAGACAAGACGTCAGATACAAAGAGGCTAGGATATTAAACTGTGGTGAATTAGTTGTAGGATTAAAAGAAGGTGATTCTATTTACTACGACAGACACGCAGGGCATAGATTAGAAGTGGATAAAGATATTTATTACGTTATTAAGTTACAAGATGTTGTAGTTGTTTTATGAGACTAACAGCGGGTGATTTAAAAGATCTTAATTTACTTAAACATTATAGAATAGTACGAAAGTGGGCATGTAAGAATAATGATTTGAACGATGCCGATTTAGAACTTTTAATATATTTGGATTGTATTGAGTTGTTCTCAAAAAAAGATTTCATAACTGGTTCATACTCTTATAGCTGGGACAACAGGAGATGGAACAGACTTCTTAAAGAAGGTTGGATTGAGGTATGGAGAGAAAGAAATAGAACAACACAGATGTTTAATATATATAAGGTATCCTTTAAATGCAAGCAACTTATAATTAGAATGTATAAGATTTTGCTAGGAGAAGAAGATGTTCCTATAAGTACTAGAAGAAATAAAATAATGAAAGGACAAACTTATACCGATAAAGTACTAAGAGTTTCCATTAAAAATGTTAATAAAGATAAAAATAGATAAATATGATAAATGAACAACTACAAATAGACCCCTTAACAGGGATGCCTGTGGCTCAGGTTCCGCCAATGCAACAACAAGCTGCTCTTCCTGAAGTACCAGGAAATGAACTTGGTTTTACAAGACCAGTATTCGATCCTAAAGATCAAGCAGTTGCTGCTGGGATTTTTGGTGATGTACAACAAAGACAGAACTCTGTTAATCCTCAGTTCATTAATCCAACATATTAACAATATAAATAAACAATTATGAAAGGTAAAAACGGAATTGTGGGAGAAAACGCTATATGGGATGGACCATTAAGTCAAATTAATAGACCCCACGGAAAAGGATCTAGTTCAGGAGCTAAAGGTATAAAGCTTAAGTTAATGCAACCTTGCGGTTGTATTGGTGATTGTGCTTGTAAGTTATCAGCGCCTATAACCTCAAAAGCTAAAATGTAAATATGGCCACTAAAGTTAATAAATCCGAAATGGCTTGTAATAAGCCTAAAAGAACTCCTAGCCACGCTAAAAAATCACATATTGTGAAAGCATGTTCAGGTGGTGTTGAAAAGATAATTAGATTTGGTGAGCAAGGTGCTAGCACTGCGGGTAAACCAAAATCAGGTGAATCTGACAGAATGAAAGCTAAAAGAGCTTCATTTAAGGCTAGACATGCTAAGAATATTGCTAAAGGGAAAATGTCTGCAGCTTATTGGGCTGATAAGGTTAAATGGTAATATGGCTTTTAAACTAAGACTAAATAACTATAAATAAACAAATAATGGTCAGCATGGCAGATGTGAGATTATACGGCTTAAATGCCATGACTTTAAGTGTAACAACCTTTTCAAATTTAGAAATGAGTTTAAAAATACTACTATTATTGATATCTATAGGCTACACAATTAGCCGGTGGATTAAATTAGCTGATAGCAAAAAGGAACAAGAAAACGACAATAAAAAAAATAATACAAATAAATAATATGCCAGATCCAGTAAAAGAAAAAGCTAAAAAACCAGTTGATCAAAATCTTATTGATAGCCTAGTAAAGCACGGAACCTTAGTTAAAAAAACACCAGTTAACGATAACAGGAGAGATATCTTCAAAAAAGCAAAGACAATGTCTAAGAAGGAAATAGCTAATTTACCTAATGAATTTCCTAAAGGTAGTGTAGCTCATAGAAGAATGAAAGCATTAAAAAAGAAAAATCAACCTTACTAAAAATAAATAAGATGGCTTTTAAAATAAGAAGTTATGTAAAACCAGGAGGTGAAGCTACTGGTAGTATGAAAGATTACAAAATCGGTAGTCAATCAAGGAGAGACGAATATACGGCTCGCGGTTGGGCTCAGGACGACACGACAAAAGTAGTTGAAAAACCTAGAGCTAAGGTTAAAGCTGTAGACGCAATTAAACCAGCGGAAGTGAAAGCTGCTCCTAAGGTTGAAAAAAAGTCTGTAACTTTAGAAACCAAGCTACAACCAAAAAGCGAAGTAAAGCAAACTAGATCTCAAAAAATTAGAGCTAAAGGTGAAGCTGCGTTGGCTAGCGGGAATAAAAGGAAAGCACATAGACTTAGAAAAAGGTACGACAGAGTAGAAGCTAGAGAGGCAAAAAGAAAAGAAAAAAAATAAGCAAATTGAAAAAAATATTCCAATGGCTTACAGGAGGCGTTATCAAGAATATAGGTGATGTCATCGATAAGCTTACAACCACCAAGGAAGAAAAACTTGAGGCACAGAGACTAATACAAGAAATATTAGAGAAAGCAGATAGTGATGCTCAAGAGCAAGTTACAGAACGCTGGAAAGCTGATATGGCTAGTGATAGCTTCTTGTCTAAGAATATACGCCCTTTGGTTCTTATATTCTTAACAGCGGTATTTACTATATTAGCGTTCTTTGATGGCAATATTGGAGGATTTTCTGTAGCAGAGCAATATGTACCTATATTCCAATCATTGTTGATCACAGTGTACGGAGCTTACTTTATAGGTAGAACGTGGGAAAAAGGAAAAAGATCAGGTAATAATAAATAAGTAATAAAAGTAAATTATGTCAAAAACAGTTAAATTAAATCAAATGGAAAACAAGATTACAGCAGAAGAGTTAAAATTAGTTCAAGAGAATCAAGGAAAAATGAATCAAGCACTATCTCAAGTAGGTGTGTTAGAGGCTCAAAAGCATGGACTAATGGGTTATATCCAAGAACTCAACAAAGAAGTAGAAGACAATAAGAAAGTCTTAGAGGAGAAATACGGGGCAATTAGTATCAATCTACAGGACGGTAGCTTCGAAGAGATCAAGAAAGAGGAAGAAGTAGAAGTAACTGAAGTAATAGAGGAGTAGTGTGTCTTCAGTTATAAGAAAAATCAGTATAGGCTCTGACTACAAAAATGATGCAATGCATTATGCGATAGGACAATCAGTTTATGGAGGTCATGAAATATCTCATATAATCTTTGAAGAGCTTGATGCTTCTTATAATATTTTTATTAAGAAAAACAACGAGGTGTTGCCATGGAAGAAATTTAATTCTAACATGGCTATCTCTGTTGAATACGACTTAGAATACTAATGAGAAGTGTATTTGATTTTATAGTTAAACCTATAGGAGGAAGATACAATAACGATATAGAAGTAGGGGATAGTAAATTGACATTAAATTCTAGTATAGAGAATTTTAAGTTTATAAACAATATAGCTGAAGTTATATCAGTTCCAACCGCTTTTAACACAGTTATAGAGCCTGGTGACACAATCATGATTCACCATAATGTATTTAGAAGATATTACAACCAAAAAGGAGAAGCTGTTGACAGTAGTAAACTTTTTAAGGAAAATCTTTATTTTTGCCAACCAGACCAAATTTATCTTTACAAGAGAGATAATAAATGGAAACCTATTGGTAAAAGATGTTTTGTAATGCCAATAGAGAATAAGAGCCTCTTCACTTTAGTTAAAGAGAAAAAGGATGTTGGTATATTAAAAATCGGTAATAGCTCGTTAGAAGCGCTCGGTGTAGCCGAGGGTGACCTTGTCGGCTTCAAATCAAACAGAGAGTTTGAATTTATTGTAGATGATCAACGACTTTATTGTATGGAATCAAATGATATTTTATTGAAGTATGACAAACAAGGAGACGAAGTTGAATATAATCCAGGCTGGGCAAAAAGCAGTTGAGGAATTAATAAAAGTGGCGCAGGAAAAGATTGTTGACTCAGGAGAAGACATCTCAGCTGATAGACTTAAAAACGCTGCCGCAACAAAAAAATTAGCTATATTTGATGCTTTCGAGATACTTAATCGTATAGAGGCAGAAGAACAGCTATTAGAGGAAAAGCCTAAGGAAGTTAAACAAGAGAAGCAATTTAAAGGTTTCGCTGAAGGTAGATCTAAATAATGTACAAGCAGACATTAATAAAGATCGTAAAAGATCACATTAAGCCAGCGATACTTAAAAAAAATAATAGGTATAAGAAGTGGGTGTACGGTTATAACGCTGAATTCGATGTAGTTATAATAAGCAAGGATGGCACTATAGGAGATGTTGTAGAAATACAAAACTTAAAAATAGCTTTACCACTAGCTTCTAAGGAAACTTATAAATGTTCAGACGATGCTAGCAAGCAAGTTTGGACTAAACTAGAATATCCTAAAGCCTTAGCTAAAATAAAAAGCGTATTCGATTGGGATCAATATCCTATGGATTTCAAAGAAGAATGGTATGAATATATTGATAAGGAGTTTGAAAGAAGGGAGAAAGGTTTTTGGTTCTATAATAACGGGAAGCAAACTTATATTACTGGCACTCATTACATGTACCTGCAGTGGTCCAAAATTGATGTTGGGGCAGCAGATTATAGGGAGTCAAACAGAATATTCTTCTTATTCTGGGAAGCTTGCAAAGCAGATGTCCGGTGCTACGGTATGGCGTACCTTAAAAACAGAAGGTCAGGATTTTCATTTATGGCCTCTGGAGAGACCGTTAACATGGCAACAATGTCAACAGATTCCAGGTTTGGTATCTTGTCAAAGTCTGGTGCAGATGCAAAGAAAATGTTCACAGACAAAGTCGTGCCAATTTCACTTAACTATCCGTTCTTTTTCAAACCAATTCAAGACGGAATGGATAGACCGAAAACTGAACTTGCATATAGAGTTCCAGCTTCGAGGCTTACAAGAAAAAAATTAAACGAAGGATTAGCAGAAGAAGAATTAGAAGGTCTTGATACTACTATCGACTGGAAAAATACTGGTGACAACTCCTATGATGGAGAAAAGTTAAGACTATTAGTACACGACGAAAGCGGAAAATGGGAAAGACCAGATAATATATTGAACAACTGGAGGGTAACTAAAACAACTCTTAGATTAGGATCTAGAATT